CAATAGGATCACCAACAGTTATGTTAGATGGATCCTTAATCCATAGGTCTTCAAGAACACCCATCTGAGATGAGAACAAGATATCTCCAGATGAAAAGAATAATCTATCTCTAAAATTAGATAGTGCTGAAAGCTGAACGTGTTGTGCTTCGCTATCTATGGTCATAAAAGGAGAAGGTCCAGGATTAGTTATCCTGTCACCTACGGTTCTATTAGCCCAAGCAATTGGTTCAAACTTAAAAGAACCATCAGAAAATACAAGACGTTGAGGCATTCTCTTAGCATCAATTACTGAACAGTAATCTGGTGAACGAACCTTCTGTGTATATGGTTTGCCCTTTCCATTTAAACTCTCAGCTGGATTAAAATCACTCTCTTGGAAAGATACTATACGATAGAACCCTGCATCTAATGAAAGATAAGGTGCGTCACAGTATACAATCTTTCCTCTACCATCAGCTACTGATGTATGAGTTGTTGTATTATAGAAGGGACTAAAGGGATCATATAGAACCTTGAGCATATCCCTTGCAGTTGAATCTAGTGGAACTGCGCCTGATAGTGGACGAGAGTTATTAACTAACCAGTCATTATTATCTGGTGGAAATCTAAGATCTCCAAAGTTTCTAACAGACTGACCAAGCCAAGGTTTTTCAAAATCTCCATATACGAATTCCTCTACTGGAATAAACTGAGCACTCCAGTTTGAATTAAATTCTTCACCTTCTCTTAGGGCATATCCTTCATTATACATTCGTCCATCAGTTGTCTTTACAATCTTTGTTCCTGTATAGTATGTAACCTTGCCACCAATAAGATCAGTAGTATTAGTTTCATATCCATCAAGTCCAACTGTTTTTCCAGATGTTCCACTAGTAAAGCCAGCAAACACCTTGGTATTTAAGTAGATGGTGTTTGTTCCAATTTGTAGAGACTTAAGTACTTCTCTGGTATTTCCAGTACCGTGCGTAAGGTATCTACGAGTAAAACAATTAACTATACCGTTACCAAGAATAGTATTATACTTGGTTCCAATAGTTTCTGATCCACTTAGTTGAAGAGCGTATTGATAGATAACATGTCTTGGATCCTCTGAGGAGATAGGACTAGTTCCATCCCAAATCAATAAGGTATCGTTAGGATCCCATTGTGATTCTGGTGTCTTATTTGTCCATCCAGTTTCTGTTATCTGCATTGCATATAGAATGTTTTGGGTAGGAGACACGGCGTTTCTATCAATAATAATAAGAAACCTGTTGCTTCTATCCAATTGAAACCAAGTGAAATGTGGGTCAGCACTAACTGGAAGGAATGATAAATCATATGTTCCAGCTCCAGGAAGAATCGAAAATCCTGGTCTTTTCTCTACTGATCTTTCTAACGATACCATGCAGTTATCTAGATTCTCTGCTTGATATGGTGTTCTCTTTGTGGCTGGTTGTCTACTGACACCGCCACTTAATGTTAGGATTCTAATTGTCCGTGGTTCAGCCATCAGTATCCTCCGTTCCAAAATCTCCTAGTATTATAGTATGATCTTGGATATCTTTGCATTGCCTCTGCGTTGTTTAAGATGTTCTGCTTTCTATCCGTGATATTATCTGCACGTGATTTAATTCTAGTAAGCATTTCTTCTTGTGCTAGTACCTGATCTAGCATCTTATCACCTTGTGTGATGATCTGATATCTACGCATTGCACTGCTTAGGATTGCTCGTTGTGTAACGGTATCCAAGTGTTCCCACTTAAGTAATGCCGTGATGGTAACATAGTAATCCGTATCGGATTTCCATATGCTTGTCTCATCCGTCATGTTATATAGGCATGGAGGATTTGTCTCTGTTACTCTAGCTCTAATCAATATTCTTTCGTCATTGAAGTGAGCTGAAGCAAGTGATGCCTCAAGTACTCCAAGATAATCGTTGTTAGGATAACCTAGTAAAATCTTTCCATCTGCGTCAAGAGTAAACTTCTTGACAAACTTATTCTCTGCGATTCCACGGAGCTGGTGCTCCATGCTATACTGGTCTAGCAGAAACTCTGCAATACCTGTATCTATTCCAGATGCTTCCTCTAGGTCGGCTACTAAGCTTTCCCCTGCTGATAGCATCATCATATTAACTGCGTCTAACTTTGATAAATATCCCATAGATGATTCCTTTCTGTTGGGGATAATGAAAAACCTACGCCCCCATTTAAGGGGGCATAGGCGTATACAACTACATACTGATGTATGTAGAGGAGATGTCTGATCACCGCAACCCTTCTGGCTAAAGTCTTTGCAAAACTAAAACAAAGAATTACGATCCCAAACCTATTAGGCGTATGGGAATGCACCAGAAGCGGTATTTACCATCTCGCGGGTCATTACCATGAGGGTACGGAGAGCCTGACGTGCCTTTGCAGCAGCGTCGCCACCAGCACCTGCGCCCTGAACTGCAGTGCAGACGGTGGCAGTATTAGCTGTTGAAGCTGCGTTGATGAAGAAGAGATCAACAGAAGCCTTGGTAGCACCAACGATGTTTGCTTCAGTCTGAGTTGATGCAGACGATAGCAGGGTATTGGTTGCGTTTGGCTTGACAAGCACAGCAGCGCACTCTGGACGTAGAACGCCAGTGCCAGCCATCATGCTTGCAACGGTAAAGGTGGTGTTGCGACGAATGTCATCAACAGTATCGACCTTTAGACCTTGTAGCTTGAGAGCGGCAACCGCATTCTTCTGGAAGAGAAGACCACAGATACCAGCATCACCGAAGGTGAGGTTGTAACGTGCTTCACCAATGTTGGTTCCGACGTTATCGACTGGGAGATGGTTGCTCTTAAGGATGGTAACGCCCATGTACTGAAGGTTATCAGTGAGTTTGTTAAGACCCTGAGTTAGAGCAGCACCAAGACCACCAGCCATAGCAACGCCACCAAACATTGGCTGCATATTCGTAGCTGTAGTTGCACTATTTGCAACACCAAGAGCGCGGATATCCTGGAAGGTACGTGGGGTTACTGCAAGGTAAACACCTTCGGTTGGAGCATTGATGGTCTGGAGGTATACAACAAAATCCTCGCAAGCCTTGAGTGCCTCAAGAGCAGCTGCTGAACGCTGTGCAATTGTGGAAGCAGCAGTACCGAGATCGAAGAATAGTGGGTTGATGAATACTGGACCAGCTGGAACTGCGCGTGGATCGTCACCGCTGAGTAGAGCTGGAGTACCGTCGCCATCGTATGCTGAGTTGTAGTTTAGATCTTCGGCTGCAGCACGTGCAATGTAAGCAGCAATCTGCTTGTCACGTGCATTGGCAAGAGTCATACCAGCCTGACGTGCAAGCTCCGAACGGAACTCCCACTGGGTCTGCATAAGGTCAACATTATCAATTTCAAAGTGTGCTGCAATTGGTCGCTTGTCTAGCTTAATTGCAATGGTTGCAGACTTACTGTCGTTAGTTGAACCAATTAGCTCAACACCAGCACTCCACGAAGCATTGAGTGTAACGGTTCCAGTGATTGGGAATTCCATAGCAACGCCGTTGCTAATGGTCTTAGAGTCAACAAGTGACTCAAACATATTGTACTCATCGTAAGCGTGAATGGTTTCACCGCTCCAGATGGATAGCCAGAGCTTGTTAGCTCCTACGATTGGTCCTGATAGACCAGCTGCTACGTCTGTTCTGTACGGAAAATTGTCTGCTGTAATGTCTGCTTGTCCTGCTACTGCCATGATATATATCCTTTATCTGAGATTATTAAAATTAGTTCTAGACATCCGTAACTCTACGGCTTGTCTATATTTTGGATCTGTTGCAAAGCGTGGATCCGAACGCTGTGAGTAGAACTCAGCTTTACTGCCAAAGGGTAGGTTGTTGACATTAGTTGCCGAACCTTGTCCTACCTTGTTTGCAATTTGTTTTGCTGGTTCCTGAGATGTTACCTTACCAGCCTGAGCCGAATCATATTTCGACTTAAGACCAAGCAACGTAACTTCCCATGAAGGTGTTGCCAATGCGGTATTGATGGTGATCTGATCCTGCTGCGACAGGTTCTTACTAGCCCAATCAAATACACGGGCAAGGTTATCCCTGCCACCTACCGTATTAGCTGCCTCTGAATAGGCGTTTTGCAAGCGGGCCTTCTGTCCCTGCATGAAGTCATCAATCACAAAGTCTGGGACATTTAGCTTCGACTTAATCTTGGAACGAGAATCTTCTGATAGATTGCCGTTCACGGTAAATTCAGTTGAATACTTTGCCCACTCTTCCTGAGTGAGTACATTCTCTACTGCTTGCGTAGATTGCTCCACTTCCTTTGGCTTGTCTGGGATCCGTAGTTCCTCTGGAATCTTTGGAACTGATTGCTCCTGAGCTACGGGTTCAGCTGCTACTGGCTGTGGAATCTGTTGTTTAAGTTGTGAGATCTCCTGTCTTGCCTTGGTGTATTCACCTTGAGCAGACTTGAGAGCTGTAAACCAATCACCAACAGACTTGAAATTGTCTGGTACTGGTACATTGTTTGCGTTTACATGTATCTCAAAAGCCTGTGCCTCACGGGCAATGACGGGATCGGTATGAACCGCCGATTGTTCCACGTTCTGTGGAGTCGTTGGTTGTTGTTGTTCAGACATTTATTATCCTGTTGTTGTTATAATTACGGGAGCTGTATCGTTAAGATACCAGAACCCGCGAGTTGTTGCGGATACTGTTTGTGTTTCGTTTACACCATTAACTTGAAGAGTTACTGTTGTTACTCCGCTACCATTTACAAGGTGCGGAGGAACAGTAACTCGCCATAGTTTCTGTCCTCTTAGTTGTCCACTTTGAATTTCACCACCACTAACACAACCCTTCTCATAGTTATCCTTTAGTTTAATTCTATCGGATATCTCTGATGAACTTGAGT